CCAAAACCTCTGTGCTCCAGTGCCGGGATCATTTTTGTTGTGCTGGCAAGATGTAATCGTATTTGGCCATACCACTGTCGACACTGATCATGATAGCACCCGAATCATTGCTGATACGGAATACCTTGTCGCCACTGAGACTCAAAATACGTTGCAACTCAGAAATTGGCCACGACCAAGTGCGTGTCAATGTACCATTGGCGTCAGATTGAAAAATAAAGTTACCAGCATGAGTTGAATGATCACCAAAGAAAAACTTCAAATGTCCGTCTTCTGTCTTGGCTTGAAACAATGTTTCTTCTGCATTGGCTTGTGCTTGCATTTTCAAACGCATGATACTGGCAACTGTTGGAGCAAACTCAATGTTCCACTTGGCTCCCACAAACTCTGGAGTTTCCAACACTGTTTCGACTATATTTGCAGCCATGAATCGATAGTTGTTGCGAAAATCACCATTGTTGTTTACAAAATCAATGCCGTTGGGAGCTCCGTCAGAGTTGCGAGTAATGGAAAGTTTGGAATTTTCTTTGTACTCATCCAGGTTCAAAATTACCTTGAGTTTGCCTAGATTGGGCATGCCAAATGTTCCCACAAAGTCAGCAACAGGTGCATGGAATTCTCCTAGCAACACAACTGTGGTAGCCGCCGACATTCCACAAACTGTGGTCTTTTCGGTGTCTCCAACTATCTTGACAAGGTCAATACATCCCAAATCGAATGTGTGGCTTACTAGATCTAGTAAATGGTCTTTCATGATTTTTTCCTTTTGTTAAATTTTAATTCAAGTTTTGCGTTAAACTTGTCAATTTCTATGCCGCCTTGATTCATACGAAGATTTACCAATCGATACAACTTTTCTGGCGTGTACACACTGAAAATTCGTTCTTCGCTGTCAATTCCCAATAACACCGCAGAAATCTGCAGTTTTAACACTTCATCACTAGTATAAGTGATATCCAGATCAATGTCAATGTCATTTGGTAACTTGCTAGAAAGATATTTAGATTTTTTCTTCTGAGACCAAATATTTTTAGACACAACGGCTGCTAATGATTGGCCTCCTCTGATGCTGTCTTTCTCTCCAGATTTTATCAATTCAATCCAGTGTATGTTGTCATCTGTGTGAGACTCAAACACAATATCAAATCCTTGGTCTAGTGCATGTTGTTTGATCAATCTTCCAGGAGTATAACAATGAAAATTACGCTCAGTTAATCCAACACTGGGACCAAAGTCACAATCGTTATAGGTAAAACCAATTGCACCACCCGGTCTCAACAGATCAAACATTTCGGTAAGATATTGTTTGATAAGTTCAATAGGCTTGTATTGAAAGTAATTGTGCGAAAAAATAAAACCAAACTGTTGTTTAGGCAGATTATAGAAAATAGGATTGTTAGTGTATTCTTCTATTACATATCTACGTAGTCGAGCCTGATATTCAGGGGTAAAGTTTTTGGAGCCGGGTTCCAACAACTGTTCATGTGTGTCTACTATGTACAATGGATCAAGTGCTACCATGTTGTTGATATGTGACTCGCGCCCGGGTCGTATTATCATGCCCGGGAATCGCCAGTCAGTGTAGATTTTCATACGTGCATTGATCAACTTGTCTGTGTTATCATCTAGTACTTTGGCACGATCCAAAATGTAATCCACTTCCTCGTGGCGCATTCCTTGATATAGTTCGGTGCTGTTCTCAAAGTATGCAGACTCTTGTTGCTCAATCACCTGTTGAGTATTGTGCTGAATAGCTTCCAACGTTTGTTCAACATTGGTCAGTATATTAGACAATACAAATCTAGCAGTGTCAAGATCGTCAAGTTGATCCTCAATAGGCAACTGCACACGACTGGAAATTTCAATCAAGCTTCCAATATCCAAATTTGCACTGGCTGATAATTTTTCAACGGACAGTGTGTCTAGTAAATTTTTATGTGTGACAATTTCGCTCAGTTTCATCGGAATTTAAATAAACTATTGAATGTACTTGTTGTGTTGGTAGAACTGGCAAGATCCCATTCCAACACGCCCAACAAATTGTCAACCTTTTGATCCACAACAGTGGCCTCCATCAAGCTGTCATCAAAGGGCAACTCCACAAACCATTTTGGCAGTCGTTGTTCATCTGTGGGATAACCAATTGACGTCCACCCCAATGCATTGCTCTTGAGCTTGCACACAATGGTCTTCATGCCATCGACCACCTGCAAACTGTATTTGTCACCCTGCATCTTACGCATGTTGTTCCAGTTCATGGCTGCTCTAACATGCCCAGGCATGTTGGTTTTGCCTTCTTTGATTTCGGCTGCTGAATACTTGGTCAAGTTGTTCACCCGCTTGGGTGAACCTTTTTCCCAGGCTGGCCTTTCCTTGAATGCATACTTGAATGTGCGAATCTTTTCCACAATTTCTTCCCGTTGTACACCAGTTAGCACATCATTCAACAGGTCACTCAAAAAGTCTTGGATGACCTTGGGTGTGTCACTACGCTTTAGATCTAGTCCCATGGCCTTGACCTTGCCTGGCTTGCCGTTTACATCTGCTCGTTTGCCTTCTTTGTCAATGATCATCACAGCATAACGCTTCTTGGTAATGAACAGGCCTTTTGACGCAACAACTTCACGCCCGCCGCGGATTACTTCTCCCATTTCACGCGGTACATGAAATGCCTGTTCCATGAATCCAGGAAAACTAAGGTTCACTTGCTCTGCAATTGAGTCGTAGAGCTGGATGCATGTTTCTTTTGACCATTCCATACGTCCTTCTTCGACTTCTCGTCGAAGAGTGGGCCAAGCTGAGAAGTAGCAAGAGTCGGTATCTCCGTATATGATGGTGTCTCCGGTATGGTCGTACTTTCCGGTGATGCATTCGTTGACGTATGCGTCCATGTGTTTGGCAATACTTCTTCCTGTGAGGGTAGTGGATTGGCCAATTCGCTTGTCAAAAAACCTACAGCCAACGTTAAGAATAGCACCGTACAAACTGTTAAGATTAATTTTCTTAACCAACTGTCTCTTGTCCCAATATTCTTCAGCAACTTTGTCTCCCAATGCAATACATTCCTTTAGTTTGGCCTGCATTTCCTTACGTTCAGCATACCAACGCTTTAGCAAGCCTGGAATAATGCCTTCACGTTCGTATGTGAAAATTGTACCGTTGGCACTGAGTGCCCACGGCTGGTTTGAATCAAACAACATGTGCCAAATTTCAGCAGCCGAATGTGTGGATTCTTCCCCACCCTCCCAGTCAATCACAATTTCCATACCACGTTGTTGTTCCATCACAGCGGTATACTCTAGTGTGGCAAACAATCCTTCCCAGGCTGCTGCAAAGCTTGTGCCCCCTGCCATTCGATCCTGAATCAACTGGTCTGTTGCTGTGGATCTGAGTTGTCCAACAATGGTTTCTGGTCCCATATTAAGGGCCCGAATAGTCGAGGGATAGAGCGAGTTGATGTCAATCGAACCGATATATTCGTGGACGCCTTTTTTGGGATAAGCAACATAGGCACCTGCGGCTTGCGTGTCTTCATTTGAAAATCTTTCTTTACGGTTAGGAACAACTAATCCACGTTCGTGGGCTTCAACAATAATGGCCTGATCAGTCACTGCCACAGCACCCATGGTGGTCTGTAACAGCACCGTGTTTTCATGCGCCAGCGTGTTTGCTAGGTCAAGAAATTTGAGTTTCTTGTCTAGCTTGGCCAACAGCAAGGTATCTTGTCTGTTGTATTCAATAAACGTTTTGAAGTTCTGGTTGTACAGCTGATCCAGTGTGCCTTCAAACGCTGTCTTGCGTTCTTCTAATTCGTATTCGCCAATGGCATCCAAACTGTAGCTATGGCGTTCTTCATATGTGTACTTGCGGTACAGTTGCATATAGTCCATATGCACACGACCAATCAAGTCATATGTTTCTTGTTCAGATCCAAAGCGTTCAAACATACGCTTCTTGGGCAATTGCCCCCAGAGACAAAACTTACGAGTGTCGTCTTTTGACAGCACACGAGTGATCCTGTTCACACAATATGGAATATCAAAACCTTCTGAGTTCCAGCCAGACATGACATCTGCATCATCAATAAGATCCAAAAATACCTTGAGCATGTCTGCTTCTTTTGCAAACACTATGGTGTTTTCAAACTCGCCTGCAATGTCATTGGCTGTTTCCATGCTCATGTGACGCGGTGGAACCACAAGTGTGACCAACTGATCTAGCCAGTCCAAATACACGGAAATAGCTGTGATAGGGTTGAACGGGTCTTCGGGTCGACTAAAACCACGCTCAGGATCAAAGTCCACTTCAATGTCAAAAAATGCTGTGTGTAGTCTAGGACCGTCTTGTCCTTTGTAGTTGTCTTCTAGACATCTAAAGATAGGATTAATGTCTGATTCATAAAGTTGTTTGCCAGAGTGCATTCGCATCTCTTTGCGGAACTCTTTGTTGTTTCTACAACTGAATCTAGATACCGGTGTGCCGTGAATGCTTTGAAATTTACCACGAGGATCGTCGTAATAAAAAACATAATTGGCCGGGTATTCTTGATAGCGTCTTTCGCCGTCTCGGCGTTCTACCACATGAATGCGATCATTGTCTCGCGAAAATAGTGCGTCTACGTAACTCATTTAACTCCGTTTATGGCCGGTGGGCCGTGATTCATGCTCGTGATGTGAGCGACTCGTAGTATGTATCAACTTAGTTGTGTGTATGTATGTTTTTGGCAAGTTCGAATGCTTGTGAAATTGTGGTGTCTGCTGATTGTTGCCATGATGAATGCCATTTTGATAATATTTCTCGATTCTTGATTGTTTGCTTTTCCCAATGATCAAACATACTGGATGTGATTTTGATTTTGTTAAGTTCTTCCAATTGTGCTAGCATGGCGTCTTGTCGTTGAACAAACTTTTGAGCAGTATCAAACTTATCGTAGCTGTGATCAATCATGTCGTCATACACATAAAATCCCCAGTCTCTCAATTGTTCCACAGTATTGGTGGCATGAAACAACAGCCAGGGTCTTGGTGTTTGCAATGCTCTAAAAGTTTTTTCTGTAAACAATCTAGTGTCAGGTCGATTGAAGTAAGTCTCAATCACAATTGAAAATTTGGATAACAATATGGTATCACAAACATTGCCTGTCTCTTCAAAATTTTTGAAAGGAACAAGTTGTCGGATCTCATGGTAGTATTGATCATATCCATTCAATGTTTCTTGATGAAACTTATCAAAGTTATAGTAAGGATCAGACTGATCATTGATTCTGGTATGTATGTTCAAACTAACATATCCACGATCTAACAATCCTTTGACATACAGCATGTAGAACCAACTTTGTCTGACAGGATTCAATCTACTCATCAAGCAGTTGAAGTCTCTGTCGGTATTTCTATGCCACCGATGATTGGGCATGTAGTAGATACCATACACTTCTGGATCAAACTCCACAATCAGTCCAGTTATAGGCGATCGAAGTTCAACTCCTGGTCCTGTTAAAAATACACGTTGAGTTTGGCCATACAGTTCTACTGGGCGGACTGAATCAAAAAAGGACAACTGCAACAACGGCTGCAACAACTGTTGATTATATGCTCTGACAGTTGAAGCAATGTGTTGTTCTTTATCCCAGTAACATTGGGATATGTAGTCATCTTGTGTGATCTGGTCCAGATTCATCAAAATCAGAGTGTTTTGCCAACAGTTTCCAAAATTGTTTCAAGCAAATCATGGTCTTGCTTTTCTTGTCCAAACTGTGCTTTATGCGCCAGTCGAATGGCTTTTTTGAGCACGCCAGGTTTGATTTCCAGTTCCTCTGCTATGGCCTTGACCGTGTCGTTTAGGCCACCTTGCAGTGTGTCAATTTCCATCATCACAGCCATGCCTTCGTTGATGATTTGAGTAAGTTTGATTTTTTGATCGCCGTTAAAAGTT